GGATCTGTTCGCTCTAAAGCGGCTAGAAGTTGCGCTTACCTATGGCATGTCGTCAATAGTCGTTGACGCAGAAAGGCGCGAAGCGCAATCTGCTAACGATCAAATCAAACCATTGCGCCCATACTTTGTGCCGGTTGATCCATGGCAGTATTTAGGCAGCCGGCGAGAAAGCGACGACCCTGGCGCAAAGCTAACGATGTTTCGCTATCAGGAAGAGCGTAAAGTTGCCAAAGGCGCCTACGGAGAGGAGTACGTTCTTATTGCTCGCGTTCTTATCCCTGGCGCCTACGAAGTGTTTGAGGCAAACAAGCCAACAGGCAGCATTGGGCTCACTGCTCTTGACTATGTTCCACTGGTAAACATTTACGCGGAAAAAGAAGGCTTTTTATGCGCCACTCCCCCGCTATCTGATGTTGCGCATCTAAACATTGCCCACTACCGGCGCTTGGCAGACCTTTTGCATTCGCTGCATATCGCTGCCATTGGTTTGCTGGTACTTGAGGATTACGATGGGGTGGAGGCAATTACGGGGCAAAACTATGCCATTAAAATGCCTCACCCATCTATAGCGTACTGGGTTAAGTGTGACGCCGGCTCCTTTGCGGCGCAAGCGGCTCTACTTGATCGCTTGGAGAATGAAATCTCGCATCTTGGCGTTACAAAGCTGCTAGGTCAGAAGCATGTAGCTGAAAGTGCCGACGCAAAGCGTATCGACCATCAGCAAGCCAACTGCGTGCTATCAGTGGCTGCAACTGAAACGCAAGCTGCGCTTAATGAAGCATTTAGAATGGCGGCAGAATACAGAGGCATAGAGCCACCTAGGGTTGTTATCGACAAAGACTTTGACTTCTATCGCCTGCTAGGCCAAGACGTGGCCGTGCTGGCTGACATAGAAACCAGTGGCCAAATTACGACTGAACTATTCCATCGCATCTTGGCCCAAGGCGAATGGATACCTGAGGACGTGGACCTAGTTGAGCTAGGCAAAGCCGTTAAAGAGTTGAAAAAAGAGGCAGAGCGTGTTATGCTTGAGCAGCAAAAAGCGCAGAACGCCAATGGTGCCGCAGGATCAGGACGCTCGCTCTCGCCTTCTGGCGCTGGTCGAACAGCAAGCGCTGGCAGTGCGTGAGGAGTGTATTTTCAGCTTTGAGGAAACTCACCTGAATATATCACTGGCGCCTGATTCTGGCGCCGAAAGATCCGAGCGCATTACTCGCTTGCGGAATGCCATGCAAAGGGCTGAGGTTATCCTTGAGTCCGGCACGGTAGAGGCGATGACTTCACAGGAGGTTCAGAAAGAGATTGACGCTTGGAGAAGTGAAAGATCGGAAAGCGCCATGGCATCTATCTTGCGTGTCCTTTGGCCGCAGAAGTGAAGGCGGCTATGTCCAGCCCTTCCACGCCCTTGCGCGTTTACTACAAAGAAAGCCCCTGAACCGCTACACGCAGCAGTTCAGGGGCTTTCAGTTGGGCGCTGTGGTCAGAAGCCTGCCTGGCGCTGAACTGCTTTAGTGGCTCGGATCATCTCAGGATTGATCATCGGCTGCTTTAGTACCTTGGTCGTGCATTGGCCGTCTTCGTCAACAGACTTTTCGAGCACCATGCCGGACATGTCGATCCTCTCAACTGCAGGGCCGGCCTGCTTGTCTTCGCTTGCCGGCGAGTTTTCGGAAAGCGATTGAAGCCGCGCTATTTCCGCCTTAAGTTGCGCGATCTCGCCGGCAGAGTCAAGCGCAGTGGCCACGGGCGCAGCGGGAACAGCGGTGGGGGCGCTGGGCTTAGCCGAGGCGGCAGGGGCTGGGGCGGTAGTTGCCATGGTGCAATGAATCGGTTACGCGCTACAGTATAGCGCATCCACCAATCAAGTCATGGAACTCACCGCTGAACAAATTGCAGAATTGCAACGCAAGGCCGCAGAAGCCGAAGACCTCAAACAGCAACTGGCGGCTTTGAATGGCAACAAAGATACAATCTTAACTGAAAAGAAAAAAGTAGCCGACGAACTTAAGGAGCTGAGAGACAAGGAAGCAGAGCGCCAAAGGAAAGAGATGGAGCAAAAGGGCGAGTTTCAGGAGCTGCTAAAACAGGCAAACGAAAACATTGAAGCGCTAAGAAAAGAAAACGAAGAAAAGGACAAGGCCATTTTAGAAGCAGATACTAAGCGCGTCGAGGATCGCAAGCGAACCGATTTTCTTGCTGTTTTCAATGCTGCTGAAGTCTTCCATCCTGAGCACGCATGGGCATTGCTACATTCTCTTGTTCAAGACAAGAACGGCAAAACTATTGCGGTTATTGACGGCTTAGAAGTTGCTATCACCGATCTGGCCGGCAAGCTCCGCAAAAAGGATGGGTATGCCTATCTGTTCAGACCCCAAGGCGGTGGCGGTGGCATGGGCTCCAGGCCGGCCACGGGCGCCTCTGGCGCTACCGGCGGCGCTGCGGTCGCCAATCCGTGGCTGCCGGGTGGAAGTGTCACTGCGCGGGTTGGCATACAGGTCGAAGATCCCGATTTAGCTGCTAGGCTGAAAACTGAAGCGGAGGCTATCATCGCCTCTCGCGGCCAGGGGTGAAGCTGTGCCGAGCCCTGGGCAAAAGCATCGACGGCTGTGCGGTCATGCCGACTAAACAACCTCTGCTTTTCCTCCAGTGTTCCTTGGTAACCTGGGCGGTACTTTTGCCGGCGATGTAACAAGCCTTACGCGGCTTGCTACTTCTGGCGAATTTGCCGCCTACCTTCAAGAAGAGATTTTTAACAAGTCCATGATGGTTCGCTCTGGCATTTTGGCCAGAAGCAACCAGCTCCTCACCTCCGCTATCGGCGTTCGGGTCGAAGCGCCGTTTTTCCGACCGATTGACCCGGTGGAAGAGAGGATGGATTCTGGCCGTGAGTGGGGCGATTCTGGCGAAGGGCACTTTAGTTTTCAGGGCATCACCAGCGCCACTCAGTACGCCACCATCACCCACCGGGGCTTTGCCTACGCTGTTGACAAGCTCTCGAAGCTGGCCAGCGGCGAAGATCCTTTGCAGGTACTCACGAGTCAGCTTGAGCCGGCGCTCAACAAGATCAAGACCCGCAAAATGATTGCGCAACTTGAGGGCTTACTTGGCACTGGCGGCCCGCTTAATGCCACCAATAACGTAAATAAGTCTGTTACCACTGGCTCTACCATCGCCAACTGGATGACGGCTGAAAACGTTATCGAAGCTCGTTACAAGCTGGGTGAGCGGCAGTCTGAGATCACTACTCTGTTCTGTCACTCTCTTGTTCAAGCCTATCTTGAGCAAGTAGGCTTCTTGACCTATGATGCTGACCGCAGGGGCATTAATACGCGCTTGCTGATTGGTAGCGCTTTTAACGTTAAGGTCGTGGTTGATGACCAACTTCCGATCATTGGCACCAGCGGCCAACAGCGGCAGTTTGTTAGCTACCTCTGTGGCGATGGCGTCATGCTTGAGGGTGAACAGACCCCCCTTGAGATCGAGACGGTTCGCAATGCACCGTCCAAGCAAGATGGCATTATTGTGGACTACCATCACAGCTTCCACGTTCCTGGCACTACCTTGTCTGGTACTGCTGTTGACAACCCAACCAACGCTCAGCTAGCTACCGGCTCTCAGCACGCGCTTGCTTACAACGATGCGCGACTGATCCCGCTGGTCCGGTTGGTGACAAACAGCCCCTACGGTGGTACGATCTGATCGGTTGACTCCGAGTTGGATTCCAGCCCCCAGGAGGTGACACTCCTGGGGGCTTTTTCATGGCCCGACCTGGGCTATGATCGAGGCTGGCCCTGTACCGTCTCCCGATGGCGCTCTTTAGTTTCTACGAATATCGCAAGCCTTTCACGGTCGCCACTCTGCCCGCAAACCCCAGGACAGGCACAACCGTCAGGGTCAGCAATCTCACTTCCCCCACCGTAGGCGCTGCTCCCGTGGCCGGCGGCGCCGCCAACGCGCTCTGCTGGTATAACGGCTCTGCCTGGCGTGTGTACGCAGTGTGAACGCTTCCTGGTGGCCTTGGCATCGCCTGGCCGATCCCTATTACTACTCCAGCGCCAATGGCGAGCGTGCCTGCAACTGCACGCCCCCGGCGCTGGTCACGGTGGAGCAGGCCGATACCTACATGGGGGCCACGCTCAAGGCGACTGCCTGGACCGCGCTCAACGCAACGCAGAAGGCGCAAGCCCTTAACTCTGCTCAAGCTGCGCTGCGTACATTGCGCTGGTGTACTGATGAGGCGACTTGCTGCGGCAACAGTCTAACAGCGGGCTACCTTGCTGCCGCTTCAGAACTTGCGTTGGTACTTTTTAACAACAGTACCGCAGTCATTGGCGCCTCTAGTCAACTGCCGGCACCAGTAGTTAAACGAGAAGAGTTCGACGTATTCGAGCAGGAATACTTTGATCCTAACACCATAGCACAGGTACTGCCAAAAGACAAGCGTGTTGGCAGTTATTCGCCCACCGTGCTACGGCTTTACCCGTGGCTACTGGACTTAATCGGCTGTTGGGTTGACCGGCAAAACGAAAGCTCTGTTCGCATTCTTCGAGGCTAAATGAACGCTCCGCAAGATGCCTGGGCAAGACCGTTATCAAAACGGATGATAGACAAGTACAGATCCCAGTCGCTTACCTATATTAAGATAGCTTCTGGTGCTTACAATGAAACCCTAGGAACTGTTGCTGTCACCGAGACAAGGTTTACCGCTGCCGGCGCTGTAACGCGCTCTAAAAAGTCAGAACGCAATGGTACGCAGCAAGGCAATGAAGTTAGCGTATGGGTTGACCATGACACGGTGCCTTGGCCTATCAGTTCCAATGACAGACTCGAATACTTGGGGCGCAAGTGGAAGGTAACAGAAGTCGAAAGCTATGGTAGTGGTATTGACGGCGTTATCGTCGGACCGATCTACCTGACGACGCTAGACGGCAAAATGATTACTACACTGGGCGGCAAAGCCATTGTCATACAAGGCTCTGAAGACGAAAGGCCAACCTTTGCTATGTACGCAAGCAAGATTACAGCGAGGGCAGAATAATGGCAAAACGGCGTAAGCCAATGAAGAAAGGCAAAGGCTTCGGTCTTGAGAAAATGTCTGACGAGATCAGGGATGCTGCATTTACGGCTTTGCGTAATGCCGCCAAGGAAGTAGTAAACGATCTTGCTGCTATTAGCCCAGCTTGGGGCGGTGACTTTAGGGATAGCTGGTATGTTGAAACTGCCGATGGCAAAAGAGGCGCAAGGCCAGGCGGCAAAGATGGTAAGTACAATCTTTTTAACATCCCCTTGCTTAAGACCCAAGGCCGTAACGCAAAGGGC